TGAGTGGGATAATTTTTGTAAAGTTTGGATGGGTTATGTAAATAAATATCCAAAAGCAATGTCGGCTGGATGTTGTGATTATAACCATAAATCAAATGATAATTTAAAGGAGGAGTATTTGGGAGATCCAATGCTTATTTGTTATGGGTGATTTTTTAGATAATGAATTAAAAAATATTAAGGTGGGTTTATCAGAAGTTGAGGATGCTAAAAAAGAAGCTGATAGCTTAATGATTAAAAAGATTACAAAGTATGAAGCAGAAATTAATAAACTTAATGAAGCTAATAAAAGATTAGTTGAGGAAAACTCTAACTTTCAAATAATTAGCAAGTCTCATAAAGAAATTAATGGGGATTTGCAAAAGAAGTTATCTGCTGCCGAATTTAAAATTAAGGAATTAGAAGTTAAATTAAAAAATCAATTAAAAGAATATAGAAATAAAGGTTATGTTTAGTGGATAAAATTTTTATCATTATCTTTTCTGGTTTGGGTTTCATGGTTTTTTTATCAATTTATATGTTGGTGGTTAATGGCTAGAGAAATATATTTTAAGGATGTAAAGTTTTCAGCTTATTCTTTATGGCATCGAGCATTACCAGAAAAATTGGGAATGTTGGATATTGATGCGGTGGGTACTTGTTTAAAATGTAAAACTCCTTTGTATCTAGCTGAAACTGCTTTTGACGTTGGACAAACTTATAAAACAACTACAACTACAAAGAAATTAGCCGAATTAGCTGGTCTGCCAAGCTTCCTGGTTTTTTATAAGGTTGATGGCTCGTCTATTACGTCATTTAGAATTAAGCAATTAACACCTTATAAGTCTGAGGAAATGTTTATGATGCCAGATGGTTGGTTGCAAGTGATGCAATTACTCCAGGAACGGCACGATCTTATTTGTGAGGGGAAGAAGTGAGCTTATTCTTTGTTGCGGATAATAAGGTTTTGGATGATGTTAGGTTAAGTTCTAATGATAAAATTATCTATTTAAAATTGGTATCTTATATGAACAGACATACTGGCAGCTGTTATCCGCGCCATGCCACAATATCCAAAGCTATTGGTTTAAGTAGATCTACTATTTATCGTAGTATTCTACATCTTGCTAAGCTGGGGTATGTTAAAATAACGCGCAAGAGTTCAACTAACGAGTACCATTTACCTAAGCAAGTAATACTAGAGAATACTCGTAAAAAACTGATTGTGGATAATTATGTGTCAAATAGATCAAATAATGTGTCAGTAGTGACTGATATTAATAAAACCAAATATAACTATTATAGGGGTAAGAATAATTATAGGAATAACTATAATAGATCATCGTTCGCGAGAACTGGGGTTGCCAATCATTCTAGGAGAACTTTCGAACATAAAGGGGAAAGTTATAAGAATGACGGAGAATGGGGAGATTACTTGGAATTTAGAAGTGAGTCTGGTAGGAGAATAAAGGTACACAAATTTAAAAATTTAGTGGAGGAAATAACTCCAAAAAAAAAGATTGAAACCGCTGCAGGAGAAGAAATGAATGCAGCTAAGGCTAGTTAAATTAATTGATATATTTGAAAACGCTGGATTTTGTGAGCGTTTAATGTCTAAACCTAAACATCCTGGAACACCTAAGATGTGGGATTTACTTGAGATGAGTTATGATAAGAAGGATTTAGGTTACTATGACAAGCCTAGAATGAAGTTAAGAGCTACTTTTAAACAAATAAATTGCTGGGAATTAGCCATTGATTTGCTTTTATTAATTGAGTTAGAGGAAAGAAGATTGATTTGGGCAAGAGCCATGAGATATTCTTGGGTAGCTCTTGCGCGTAGATTTGGTTGTCATCGCACAACGATTAAGAGAAGATATGTTACAGCTTTATTTAATATGGAAGATCAAGCGAGAAAAAAAAATATGCTCGACAACATCGACAAAATAAATTAAACAAAGTGTTATAATGGAGGAAACGTATGTCGTTCATTACCCACCAGCACATCCTTCATGCCAGGCAGACCACTAAAAAAAATACAATGTGATTCTATCGCAAGGCACAGCGGTTTACGCTGCAGGGCAAAAGGGTATTTAAAAAAAAGTGGATTCTATCGCTGCCGATTCCATGGAGGTATGTGCGAAGGCGCAACAACACTTGAAGGAAAAATTAAAGCTTATAAAAACTTATTACCGTTTAAAAATAAAACGGATGAAGAAATTAAACAATGGATATTAAACAAAACGAATTGATTGAAAGACTTGAACTTGGCGAGCCACTTTCAAAAATATGTAGAGATAAAAAAATGCCAAGTCTTTCTTCTGTTTATAAAGCACAAAGAGAGGATGAGGAATTAAGAAATAAAATTAGAAATGCTAGAGAGACAGGTGTATATACTTTACTCGATAAAATAGCAGAAGAGATGGAAATACCAAAGAGCAATCAAGAGGTACATTTCTTGAGAGAGAAGTGGAGTCATATACGTTGGATCGCGAGTAAATTAGCAAGCAATGTATTTGCAGACAAAACTAAATCAGAAGTGAAACAAGATTTAACAATGAGTATAAGTTGGGGAGCGCCTAATGATAACAAAGATATTTTACAAGCTAAAGAGATTGTGGACCAGGTATCTAGCGTGGACACTAAAGCTATACCTAACTCAAGTGCAGCTGAATAATAAACGTAAGTAATCTTACTGGTTAACCTTGGTAAGTCGGGTACAATAAGTGCGACAAACATAGTTTCGCGCACGCGTATGATTTCTGAATGTTCGCTCTTTGTTCTTTAATGATTCTCATTCGCAACACAAAGGATAACACAATGTTTAAATTTTTATTTGATTTGCTTGGTTCCCAGCGGTTTGATAAACCAATGGTTAATAAAAAGCGCAATAAATTGAAAAGTGAAAAGGGAATTAGCGCGAGGGGTATACCCCCAAAAGCTGGCGCTGGGCGCAATAATCTTATATCTCCCGAACTAGACACTCACACAAAGACACAGCCAGATAATAGATTAATTACAGCTTTAGTTTTTGTTCAAGAGGAAACAAACTCTATGGTAGTTCACTTTAACGGATTTGAAACAGAGGAACATGCTAAAAGTTTTGCATCAAGATTAATGAAAAAATCTGGAATTGATTATAATTCAATTAACAAATTTAATGGTTTGCCAACAATTCACTAATGAAAAAAAAAATTCATGTTAATATGCACCATATAAGACACAATAAAAAACACGGAACTAACAAACCCGTTATAACTATTAAAACAAGTAAATCTAATGACTATGCACATGAAGTAGATATTTTAGGTAAATCTAAATTAGTTTATAGACCCACAAAACCTTTATCATGTGGCGCAAGAGTTTGGATAGAAACAGAAGATAAAGTTGTATTAGATAATGGTTTAACAATCGAATAGGGAGGGATTATGGATATTAATTTATTTATTCATGAAGTTAAACACTACTGGAGAGATCATAAAAAAGTTGTGATAGCTGCAGGTGTTATACTTGTTATTGCTATAATTTTATAATGCACATAGAGATACCTTATACTCCAAGAGAGCTACAGAGTAAGCTGCACAATGAGCTAGACAAATATAGATTTGCGGTTCTAGCGTGTCATCGGAGATTTGGTAAAACTGTATGTATGTTGAACCATTTAATTCGCGCGGCTTTGCAAAATAAATTGGTTAATCCAAGATACGCTTATATCGCTCCAACATATAAACAGGCTAAGAATATTGCCTGGGATTACTTAAAAATGTTTGCTGGACCCATACCAACAACAAGGTTCAACGAAACAGAATTAAGATGCGATTTGCCGAATGGCGCAAGAATTACATTACTCTCTTCTGAAAATCCAGATTCACTAAGGGGTTTGGCATTAGATGGAGTTGTAATTGATGAGGTAGCGCAGATTGAACCTAAACTATGGAATGAGATAATTAGACCAGCTATTTCAGATCGTAAGGGTTTTTGTTATATGATCGGTACTCCTGCTGGAATGTCGAATTTATTTTATGAATTATACCAATATGCTATAGCTGATAATAAATGGTACGCTTATACAGCTCCTGCATCTAAAACTAAAATTATAGACCAGGAAGAATTAGACGCTGCTAAAAAGCAGATGGGAGATACCAAGTACCGCCAAGAATTTGAGTGCGATTGGGTTGCTAATATTGAGGGATCCATTTATGGCAAGATTATGAAGAAGCTTGAGGATAATAAGCAAATTACTTTAATGGCTTATGATCCAACTTTATTAGTTTCAACAGTTTTTGATATTGGAGTAGGAGATTCAACAGCTATTGTATTTTATCAAAAGCTTGGTAATACAATTAGAATTATAGATTATTACGAAAATAGAAGAGAAGGTTTACCGCACTACATACAAATTTTAAAAGAAAAAGATTATATTTACGATAAACATTTTGCACCTCACGACATCGAGGTTCAAGAATTTTCAAGTGGTAAAACTAGAAGAGAGGTGGCTTACCAATTAGGAATAAGATTTAAGATACTTCCTAAACTTCCTTTAGAGGATGGGATCCACAGTTTAAAAATGATTTTACCCAGATGTTATTTTAATCTGGATAAAACAAAAATATTAATAGATGCTCTTAGACATTATCATCGAAAGTATAATGAGAAGATGAAAATGTTTAATAATAAACCTGTCCACGATTGGAGCAGCCACGCCTGCGATGCGATGAGGTATATGGCAATTTCTATTAATGATTATGATGAAAAAAATAAAATAAGAGAAACAACAGCAATGAATGATTATAAAATACACGGGAGTATAAGATGAGTTTTTTAACACCAAAAATTCCTGCAATGCCGCCAGTTCCACCAGTAGAACCATTACCAGCTGCGCCAGATTATGAATCTGAAGCTAGAAGAAAACAAGCAGCAGAAGATGCAGCTAGAATAAGAAGAGGTAGAATTGGTAGAAAACAAACTATTTTAACTTCAGCTCAAGGAGATGAGTCAGAAGCTGAAATTCAAAAGAAAACTTTATTAGGAGAATAATATGGGTGGACCAGTAAGAAGAATAGTAAGTAAACCAAAAGCACCACCTGCACCAGCTTATGTTGCACCGAGTAAACCAGAAATTTCGCAAGCAACTGCAACCGATGTAACTGAAAGCACAAGAGGAAAAGGTAGATCTTCAATGATTGCAACTGGACCACAAGGTTTAGGAAGTGGCGATTTAAGATTACAAAAAAGAACTTTATTAGGATAAATTATGGAATTAACACCAAAAGCAAAAAAAGTAATTAACACATTTGATTCTTTAAAATCTCAAAGAGATACATGGGAAACACATTGGCAAGATGTAGCAGATTATATGCTACCAAGAAAAGCTGATATTACAGAAAAAAGAACCAGAGGAGATAAAAGACACGATCAAATTTATGATGGTACCGCCACTCATGCTTTAGAATTATTAGCAGCATCTCTTCATGGTATGTTGACTTCAACAACTTCATCTTGGTTTTCTTTAAAATTTAGAGATGATGTTATTGACCAAGATGATACTTCAAAAGAGTGGTTAGAAAATTGTAATAAAGTTATGTTACAAGCTTTTTCAAGATCTAATTTCCAACAAGAAATATTTGAATTATATCATGATCTTATAGCATTTGGTACAGCTGGAATGTTTATTCAAAATGATGATGAAGATGATTTAAGATTTAGAACTATTCATATTGCAGAATTATATATAGCTGAAAACCAAAAAGGTAATGTTGATACTGTTGTTAGAAAATTTAATTTAAAAGCAAAAGTATTACCATCAATGTTTCCTAAAGCAGAGTTTCCAAAAGAATTACAAGATTTAATTAAAGATAAACCACACGAAGATGTACCTGTACTTCATGCAGTTATGCCAAATGAGATGGGTGGTATTTATGAAAACAATATTAACAAACCTTTTACAAGTTGTTATGTTCATAAACCTACAGGATTTCTTTTAAGTGAAAGTGGATTCAATGATTTTCCTTATGTAGTTCCTAGATATTTAAAAGCATCAAATGAAATTTATGGCAGATCTCCTGCAATGAATGCTTTACCAGATGTTAAAATGTTAAACACAATGTCTAAGGTATCTATTAAAGCAGCTCAAAAACAAATTGATCCACCTTTAATGGTTCCAGATGATGGATTTATATTACCAGTAAGAACTGTTCCTGGAGGATTAAACTATTATAGAGCTGGAACTAGAGAAAGAATTGAACCATTAAATATTGGTAGCAACCAACCTTTAGGTTTACAGATGGAAGAGCAAAGAAGAAAAGCAATTAGAGAAAACTTCTTTGTCGATCAGTTAATGACAGTAGCGGGTCAAAACATGACAGCTACAGAAGTTATGCAAAGAACTGAAGAGAAAATGAGAATACTTGGTCCCGTATTAGGTAGACTACAATCTGAGTTATTACAGCCTTTAATAACAAGATGTTTTAATATTCTACTTAAACAAAATAAATTTTTACAACCACCAGAGTTTTTACAAAGTCAAGTGATTGAAATTGAATATGTATCTCCTATCGCTAAAGCTCAAAAATCTGGAGATTTATCTTCTATCATGAGAGGTATTGAAGTATTTGGAGCTATACAACAAGTTTCTCCTGTATTTGATTATTTAGATGGAGACGGATTAGTAAGTCATTTAAAAGATGTTATAGGATTACCTGCTAAGATTTTAAAATCAAGAGCAGAGGTTGAGCAGATTAGAGAAGAAAGACAAGCTCAACAAGAACAGATGCAACAAATGCAACAAGAAATGCAAATGGCTGAATCAGCAGGTAAAGCAGCTCCAGCATTAAAGGCGGTGGCTGGTGAATGAAAAAGATCTTAAAGAATTAAACTTAGCTTACAAACAGACTTTTGAATCCGATAATGGAAAAATAGTATTAGAGGATTTAAAAAAAAGATGCAGCTTTTACACAACATCTCACATTAAGGGAGATAGTCATGAGTCTGCATTTTTAGAAGGAACAAGATCAGTTATCTTGTTTATTAATAATATACTCAATAAAAAACCATAGGAGGATTAATGAGTAGTGAAAATCAAGAGGTAGCAGTACAAGAACAACCATCGGTACTGTCTGGAGAACCTAAAACAGAAACTCCACAAACAACAACAGATTGGAAAGTAAATCTATCTGATGAGATAAGAGCTGATAAATCTTTAGAAAATATTAAAGATATACAAGGTTTAGCAAAGTCTTATATTCATGCACAGAAAATGGTAGGAGCTGATAAAATTCCAGTTCCAAATAAATATGCAACTGAAGATGATTGGAATGAAGTTTATTCAAAACTTGGTAGACCAGAATCTCCAGATGGATATTCTTTTGATACAAAAGGAATTGATGAATCTGGTTTAAAATCATTTGCAGAACATGCACATAAAATGGGTTTACTCCCACAACAGGCAAATGAAATGGTTAAATGGTATCAAGGTAATGTTGATGCAACCACTCAAGAAAATAATACAAAAGCAGAAAAGGCTAGAAATGACTCTGTCATAGCTTTGAAAAAAGAATATGGTCAAGCTTATGATAATAAATTAAAGGCTGCATCTGCAATGGCTAAACAATATATCGAGCCAGATGTATTAAATCTAAATATGGCTGATGGTACAAAATTAGGAGATCATCCATCTATAATAAAAGCTTTTGCATCTCTTTCAGAAAAAATGGGAGAAGATCAATTTGTTAATCCTTCTGGACCAAGTTATTTAACTCCAGAACAACTTAACAAACAAATTGGAGAATTAACTGCTACTGGTTCGGCTTATTGGGATAAAAACCATCCCAACCACAAAACTGCAGTTCAAGAAGTTTTAGCTTTACGAGAACAAAAAAATAACGTATAGCTGAAAATAATTAGGATAATCGAAAGACCCTAGTTGACACTATGAAAGTATAGGTTCCAGGAGAACTAAAATCGAGGAGCGACCCGTAAGGATAATCATCCGCTTAACAATA